CCCAAACCACCTGCGAGAGAATCTCCCACAGAGCTGAGCATATCAGAGAAGTAACCTCCCTTACCTTTCAACGTGGCAAGAGTACGAAGATTCTGCTTATTTACAACATATTTACCCTTGCCAGAAATTTTTGGAAAGCTATTAGGTCCAAATGACACACTCTTTGCCACTTTCTTTACATAAGCTTTCTTCTTCTTGCCGGTGAGCTTCTTTTCCAACTTTTTCTCAAACTTCGCTACCTTCTTAGTTGCGGACGACATAGCTATCCTATGACCTGATCAAGCACAAGAGTATCAACAATTTTGTGTATAAAAGAAAAATTTAAAGGCGGTATAGTATCGGCCGCGCCTTCAAAGCCACTATACAGGCTCCAAATCCAATCATCAGTTTTATAAACAGAAGATATGACACCCATGTCCAAATCATTAATCTTTCCAACAAGTTGGTCAGCATAATTGGCCCAGATAAATTCAATGTAATTTTTAAGAATAATACGCACCTCCTCGTTACCCCAAGAATCTATACGAAGAGCACAGGCACGCATTAAATGCCACCTCACGTCGTCAACGCTACTTCCCCACATCAAAGACGATAATATACGGTCGGTTTCAGGACGTGGAAGCCATAATTTCTTCTGATAGTGATTAAAACCTTGAGATAAAAATGAACACTCACTCAATTTCCGTGGTTCATTACACGGTGTCTTAGTACTTACTCCAATCGCAGTCCATATAGCGCCAATCCTGGCGGGAGTGAACCATTTCACAACATAGTTACTACATGTGTAGGTATTGTCGTCACCGTTAAGAGCTGCTTTAACGTGGCGCATAAAATCAGCATACCCTCCGAAGCGCACACCCTCATAACTGCGCCCCTCAAGATCTGGAGTATTCGCCTTATCTCGCACTTCCTTATTCTTCTCTCCAAACTCCTCTTCAACTAGTAATATCCATGCATATGCGAAGAGGCGAAATAATATCATAGTATTATCAACGATCGTATTGCCACTTCCACTTGGGTTGCCTGTATGCTTCTGAATAAGTTCACCATTTTCCAGCACAATAACAGAATGGACGATGCTTTCATATAATCGCTCAAGCCGCAAACGATTTGCAGGGGTCTTATCTTCAGGGCGGAGCAGACACCACCTAATTTCCATCTGTCCAAACATG